CTGTTGCTGAGTCAGTGCCTGTTGCACTTACTGCACCTAGCATCGGTTGACATATACTTTCATATGATGTATAATTAGTACATCCGTGTGAAGGAAGTATCAAGACCCCCTCGGGGGTCTTTTCTTTTATAAATAAAATCAGCAAGAGTTAACGTGAATTTAGTATTCCATGTCCCAACTAAACGTAGGAAAGGTTAACGTCACTGGAGATGGCGTACAATATCCTCAATATACAAACAGTAATCGTCCGTCAGGAACTACTGGACTAGTAATCTACAATACTAGTGAAAGCAAACTCCAAGTTTACACAGGTTCTGAGTGGGAATCTGTTGGTGCTGATGAAGATACTGGTCCTGGTACTGGTGGTATTCAGATCTCTAGGGGTAACAGATCTCAGAGACCTAACTCCGACTCTCCATGGAACCGAGAATCATTAATCAGATACAACACTGAGAACACAACTTTAGAATCATATTTCAACGTTTCTCAGTCTGGTTCTGGTGGTCGTGATGGTTGGTATGCAGTTGGTGGTAAGCAAATGGTTTACCACATGTCTGCAAGAACTGGTGCTTGGAACTCTTGGGACGCTAGATGGGGTACTACATATCAGGGTGCTGACTACTATCAATATAAGTTTTACATTACTACTGCTGACCCGAATGGTGCTGACCGTTTCTGGTTGAGATACTGGAGAGCAGACAACAACCTTTCTACAAACGGTTACTACTTCTCTGGAGAATGGTGGCACTCCAATGACGGTGGATCTAGACAGAACTCTCAGAATAACTCTTACTGGCCTATTACCGTTGTTAACAACAACTCCTACCGTATGGCACCTACTGGTGAAGGTGGTTATCAGGGTGAGATCTTTATGTCTAACACCCCTAACAACAATAACATGAACTTCTGGAACATGTATTGTAACTACAACTACTGGTCACAGCAGGAATGTGGTACTGGTTGGCAGGGTTGTCAGTGGACTGGTCCTACTCAGTCTGGTACTGGTTATCCGATCTCTGGTTTCAGAATCGGTCACCAAGATGGTAACAGTGTTCGTGCATCTAACAATGGTACTAACACAATCATCTCGGTCTTCGGTGTTGCTGGATCCGAAGCAAAAGAATGGTCTGGTTCTTGGTAATTTAACGGAGATACTACTACAATGGCTATTAGCACAGAAAAAAGAGCATATTACGAGAAGTTATTTCCTCGTGAAGAAATGATCATCGGCGGTATGTCTGGTGATACAGTAATCTCTCAAGAAGATTACGATGCATGGTTGGATATTCAACCTGAACCTGCTGTTCATGCAGCAAGAGAGAACGCAGAAGTAGTTAACGTTTCTGCTACTAGAAGAATCTATTATCCCAGTGAACAATCACAAATCCATGCTTTAACTGACATGGCTGCAACACTGAGTGCTGCAGGGGTTGACATTGGTGCTAAAATGAAAGCAATTATTGATAAGATTGCTGCTGTAAAAGCGGCATATCCTAAACCTGAAGGTGCGGATGACTATCCTGAGTGGACAGAACCTCCTAACCCCAATGCCGATGGCACTACATCATTCCCTGAACTACCTGATTAATGCTTAGTACAATTTCGTTATACCCTACCAACCTCATTGAATATACTAATCCACTTGCAGAACACCTCAACGTAGAAATAGAAAGATACTTAAGAAAGGAGCGTGAAGATTCACCTAATCTTCCCTCCTTTTCTAGTAGAGGTAATACTGCTTGGCACTCGTTTGATAATCTCACAGAACTACAGGAAGATTGGTCTGTAGCATTGAAGCAGATGATTTATGATGTGTCTGATAGATATCACATGGGTCTACAACAAGGAAGACACCTACCAGGATTAGATCAGATAAGAATTAAATGTTGGGCACTCATTCTGGGTCAGCATGATTACAGTAACTATCATACTCATCCCAACTCTGATATCAGTGGTGTATACTGGGTGAAAAATCCACCAGTATTACCTGAGATTGAAGGTAGATTTTCAGTCCCAGATCCTAGAGGTGGAGCACAAGCTTCTCGCTTACAAGGATCAGCAATGTACTATCATCCTCCTGTTGAAGGAACTGGTCTTGTATTCCCTTCATGGTTACCGCATTATGTAGAACCTCACTACCAAGAGGGTGAACGTATAAGTATTTCATGGAATCTTTTTATTAAAGATCCACCAGAGGGAACAGTGAACATTGCATCGTCATCATGGAGAGATACTAATGGAGATAACTGGGGTTGAATGGACGAGTTTATCTGAAGACTTTGGTTTCTATACCGTATCTTTGGATGATGTACCGCCGTTTGATGTAAAACCTTTTCAAAATCCTACTGAATGCAATCCATTCTGGGCATGGAAAGATAGTTATATTGAAAAATTTATTGGCGATGTTGTAGAAGATCTCATGGATGGGACACCGAACATCGGTAGAAAGAACTGGGGTAACTATTACAACAGACTTAAACATAAGACGTGGAAGTTCTCTCATCTTCCACACATTGACGGTCCTGGCATGGTTGGTAATCTTTGGATGGTGGATCATGAAGAACATAGATCAACTCGCTTCTTCAACTTCAAAGATCAGTGGAAAGATGATAGGTTTACAATGCTCAAGGATCTTATGAAACCTACCTGTAGACAGAAAGGTTTCTTACATGATCTTCAATCTGAAGTAGAATATGTTTGGGAGAATTTTGGTATAGAATATATTGAGTCATGGGGTTTTGAATACCTAGGAGAAGCACCGTGTAAGAAAAATACCATCACGGTATACAATTCCATGATGCCTCACACTGCATACATTGATGAGACTATCAACGAATGTTATAGTCAATTAGTTAAAGTAGCAACAGCACCAACACACAAAGAATGAACGACTTCACAATTTTTATATACTTTATATGCTTCGCTGCAGTAGCAGGAGCAACGTTTGCATTCATGTTCAAGACAATGACTGCAACGTTTGAAGAGTTTAATAAACCACCAATCAAACGTCCTCGTCATCCTGAAATGGAAGATGTAAAAAATGGAGATGAACTTTTAGTATTCAGATCTGAGGATAAATAATCAAAAAGTCTAGTGACTTACTCCCCGTACGGACAATTTGGACCTGTTTGTGATCCTGCACCGACTACTGCAGTGATCATAGGACCACCTGGTAGTATTAATAATCCTTCGGGAGCGCAATTAGATCAAGTTGGTATTCCTCCAGCAACTATTAACGAGGGTGTAACACCTGGTGTTTACTCACCACTAAGACCGATTGACCCCACATACTTCGGTCCTATTTGTGATCCTTTGTTTGATCCTAATGATAGAGTCAGAGGAGACGCAGCAAATAGAGAAGAAGAGAGAGACGAACAACCTTTTAACGGTCCTCTAATTCCATTTCCAGATCCAGGTGATAACTTTATCTATCCTGTACCTGTTCTTGATGATATTATATGTGACTATGACTATGAGACGCAGACATATACTAATTGCAGACACACTTATAAGTATTGGCAAGGTGGTGAAGTAACACTTGGAGATCCTAATTGTGTTGGGGATGATTGTTATAAGTATGTTGATAGACTTGCACAGAAATACGAGAGAAAATTTATACCTGAACCATATCAAGGACCAGAGTTCAATGAATTTTATTGTCTAGGATACTGGCCTGATGAGAATTTTGATAACAACGTAGCAGAATTAACTGAGAATATTGTAAGTGTTATTGCTGGTATTGGTACAAACGAGAGTGGTGAGAGACTGACTAACAGTCATACTTTATACAAATCATATTACGCAGGTGGAATTCCTAACAACTCATGGAATAGTTGGACTAAGGAAAATGCAGTGTCTCCTTCACCATACATTGCAGGAACTGCAACTTACAACTGGTCAATGAATGTCTACGTCACTGCTACAGGGACATTCACAGTTCAGTACGCTGTAGATGACAGTGCTACTATGACTTTTGATGGTGCAGAAGGACAGAACATTCAAGTCTTTACCTCTGGAGGTAACTTTAAGACTGGTCCTGATACTGCAACCATTACTTTTACTACTGCAGGATGGAAAAGATTTCAATTTACATTAGATAATGTCCCCTCCAGTACGTCATGGAAGAATAACCCTGCAGGATTAGCAGTCGTCATTCCTGGCATTGGATTTAATCTTGTAAACTATGCACAGAATAATGGTAACGGTCCTCTTTATGGTAAGGATGCGTATGCTGAAACAGTTTGGCAGCAACGAAAGAGTTCAGAGATGCCTCTAGAAGTTGCACACAGAACTTTATTTGCAGGAGATAGACAGACGAGAGAACCGCTCAATGCACTTGACGGTCCTTTATATAAGACATTCAAACTAGAGAACAATTCCATTGAAGTTGTAATTGGTTCTCGTCAAGATGGTGGTGGCGATACAACTGCAAATCAATGGGATCTAGCTGATTCTAAGATGTGGATTCAAAGTATAAACTTCATTGACAAACCTGTAGGATGGCAGGGATTCAAATCATATATCTTAGAACTTCCTACTGGTCTAACAGCAGAAGGAAATGCATCAGATAGTCAGTTGTTAGCAGCAGGATTTGGTAATTGGATTCAACCTCTATTGGATAGTGGTAAACTTGTTTTTGATGACCTACCATCAGCACAGAGAGGAGGATATAATCCTGCTACCTATGGTACTATTATGCTCAACATCTTTGGTACTAACAGCACCACTAATGCACAGAAGTATGTTGTAGCAAACAAGACAGCACCAGAAACATTTGCAGTTGATCATCCTGCATGGAGTACATGGGCAAATCAGTACATGGTATGGGTGAATGATAAAGAATGTGTTCTCCCAGATGAACAACAGGAAGTAGTATATAATATTAATTTCCCTGTATCAGGACACTATATTTTTGAGGTAGCATCAGACAACATAACAACCATTGAGATTGATGGTGACATGATTCTGGATAGTAACAATGTGATCAGAACTTTTACAGACTTTGCAAACGCACCTACTGTCTTCCAGCATCCTGTCACTAGTGGTACTAGACGCATGGTTGTTAGATGTACTAACGTTGATAATGGATTCAATGATTGGCAAAGAAATCCTGGTGGGTGGGGTATTCGTATCTCTAGTACAGGACAGCAACCACCTATTGCAGCGGGGGGAAGTGCAGAAGCATCCTTTGATTCCAATGGTAACATTGTTGTAACTGGTAGTGGTTCTTGTGATATTACAGCAGAACTAGACTGGGATGATAATCCGAGCACCTATGGTATGGCATTGGGAACTTTGCAGTATGGTAATAAGTCATGGACACAATCAGGTAGGAAAGGTAAACAGACAAGAACTCTAACTGTTACTGCACCTACGACAGTCAATGTAACTATCACAAACGGTACAGGTTACGGGGGATTTGTTCTGAATAATAGTCAGGAACTATGCTTCAGAGATCTTGATGGTAATGATTGTAATGCAAAGTTTAAGATTACTCAGGTAGCATCTCAAGTACAAACTACTGGTGGTATTCCTGATCTATTCCAGATTTATAATAAAGATGATGAGTATCAGAGTGTATCTATCGGTGAGTTTGTAGAGAATGAAGATGGAAATGCATTTGGTTTCACTAGTGACGGACAACTTATAGGTCCTACTGACTATACTATGCAGGGTGGTAATGGTACTGGACTCATTCTAAACATCACAATCCAAGCAGTTCAAGATGGGTCAGACTATGACTCCAGACTTAGAATTAATAGTGTAACTTCTTATGGTACAGGATATGAGGCAGGAGATCTTCTTACCATACCAGGTATTCCTTACAACCCTGCACCTATTAAATTGTTCTCTGCAACAGAGACTATAGATAATAGTGCAGGTGAAATCTTCAATACTAGACAAGGTATTGGAACTTATCTATACAAAGAAGGCACTCAAGTCACTGCGAATGATCCTATTCCAGGTGTCAATGCAATTGTCTTTACTACTGCAACACTTGAGGTTGCACATCGTCCAACTGGATATGCTTCCTCTGGATGCTCCTCTTATACTGATGCTACTAGCACTCAGGGTATTCAGTATGTTAAGATTCCAGACAACAATGGATGTACTATAAAACATTTGGGCGGTAATCAGGCATCAAGTGGTTGCGGATCCTTTAGGATTCGTGTTATAGTAGATGGTGTAGATATAATTAATGAGTATCGTTCCAATTGGTCTACGAAAGATTCGTCTCTTGACGCTAGTATAGATCCTAACTCAAACGTTACTGTTATAGTATCGGAAGGTAACCAAGCGAATTCAAATGACGATACAAGCACTAAGTTTGAGATCATATCAAAGACTAGTGAACAACGTGTCCAATTAATCACATGTAGATTTGAACCCAGAACATAATGGACTTACCAAAAATTCCTAAAGATCAATTGCCTGAAGAGATTCAGGAACAAATTGAAGGAGACACTGCAGAGTTTGAAGCTCTTGGTTCTCCTGAAGATCTCATTCAAAAGAAGACGCAAAAGAAAAGTGAAAGACAAATGCAAAAGACCATTGATGAACTCACTTCTCTGAACAATCTCTTTAAGAAGAGACAGAAAATGACTGAGAAAGAATTCAATCGTAAGGTTAAAAAGAATCAACGTTACTACAAGTCATCCTTGTATGACATTAAAAAACTAGGTGACTGATGGGTATGTACGAAGACTTAAATTGTTTTGAAGAGGCGCTGAAACATTTCGGCACCAGAGTTGATGTCGTTTGCTCTTTGCAACTTGGTGGTAAGTTATCTGCCGAAGAAGCATATCAAATGATCAAAGAAGAACTCAAAGAGATGAAGAGTTGTCGCAAGAAGTGGAAGAAGGATCCCGAGATTCTTTACGAAGATTGCGGATACTAAAACGAAATTCACTTTTTGTTTACCAAAAAGTCGGAAAAAAATTCCCGCCAAAAATTTGACCCCTATAGTTTTTTATGAGACCTGAAACACGAGAAGCAATGGAGAATCTTTTTCATGCTAAATGGAACCTTCCAAAAGCAGCACGACATTGCAACCTAACTAATAAGGAGATGAAGATCACATTCAATGAGTATTGTGCTTTTCATCCTGCCAATTGGACAGTTGACAAAGCGTCCTGACAATGGTAATATATACAGTACGGAACTAACACCCTATCATGTCTAGAAAATTTGAAATTTATACCCGAGACGGTTGTCCATTTTGTGACAGAATTAAAAAAGTTCTGACAGGCAAGGGTCTCCAATACACTGAGCATAAACTTGGTGTATCATTTGACAGAGAAGGTTACTACCAACGCTTTGGTAGAGGCACAACTTTCCCTCAGGTTATTATGGATGGACAGAGACTCGGCGGTTGCCAAGAGTCTGTCAAATACCTCGTTGAAAACAAGATTATCTGACTAAATAATTGTGAGTTTCACATATAAGGAGGTAGGTTTTCCAAACATACATATAATCATAGGGGGGAAACCATGTTAATCGCACTTACCACTCTGATTGTTATCGGAGCGTTTATCCTAGGGATTACGGTCTCTTGGTTGGCAAAAGGATACGTTGAAGATTTTATTGAAAACGCAGCGTATGCAAAGTCAGTTACCCATCCAGAAATGTTGGATGAGGATGGCAACATCTTACACGATGAACTTATCTACATCAGACCACAAAGCGTGTGGGAACAAACTGATGAAGATGACGATGAAACTTAATTAAAACCATGGCACGAAAAACTGATGTGAATTCTTTGTTAATCAGCGAGGTTCTTAAAAAAGTATCTAACGCTAAGACAAAGAAAGAAAAAATTGATTTGTTACAAACCTATAATACAGATGCTCTCAGAGCAATTCTCATTGCGAACTATGATGAGAGCATTGTGACGGTCATGCCTGAAGGTGATGTTCCTTTCACACCGAACGAAGCACCTGCAGGCACAGAACATACAAGACTCGCAAAAGAGTACAAGAAATTATACCGTTTCTTCAAGGGTGGTGACGATAGATTGCCCATGCTGAAGAAAGAATCCATGTTCATTCAACTCCTAGAAGGTTTGCATGAAAGCGAAGCAGAAGTTGTAGTTCTTGCAAAAGATAAGAATCTACAAAAGAAATACCGAATCACTTCTGCTGTTGTGAAAGAAGCTTTTCCGCAAATCAAATGGGGTAACCGATGACAAAAGAGAAGATCAATATTCTCCGAGAAAAGTGCGATCCTTCTCTATCAAACGATGTCAACTTACCATGTAATGCCTATCTGGTAGAGTATATGGATGGTGACAAACAGTGCTTTGACATTACACAATGTGCAAAGACTGTTGATCTATTTGATCATTATTATGACACCTATAAGAAAGGTTTCAAAACATTTGTTCAAACTAAAGGTACAAGGAATCCAAAACTATGGGTAGACCCACAGGGGGCGAAAACAAAACAGAAAAAATGAGCGTTTATTTCAATCCTAAGAAAGCAGCAGAGCAAAAGACTCAGGAAACTGAGGAAGAACTACGAGAGATTGCTGCTGAGGAAGAACGCTATGAAAATTCTAAGAGATTAGCATCAACATTGTTTCAGTTGTTTGCTGATCCATTAATTATTATGCTACTATGGAACTGGTTTATACCAGGTATTTTCGGTCTAGCAGTGATCGGATACTGGCAGGGATTTGGTCTCTGTTGGATGTCCAGAATATTATTTCAACGTAAAGTATTTTAAGAATGAAAGTCTGTAAAATTGCAGTAACTCCTAACGCGGAGCAAACAATTGGTTACATCGCTCGTGTAAGTAACCCATCTAATCAGGAAAATCCTAAGGTAGAAGGACTTCTAAAATACTGTATCAAACATGGTCACTGGAGTGTGTTTGAACAGGCATCTTTAACCGTTGAAATTAATACTACACGAGCAATCGCAGCTCAAATTTTGAGGCACCGTTCATTTACATATCAAGAGTTTTCCCAACGCTATGCAGATTCTTCACTGTTGGGTGACACTATTCCCCTACCACATCTGAGAACTCAAGACGATAAGAATCGTCAGAATAGTATTGATAACCTTGATGATTTCAAGCGTCAGACCTATGAGATTTTGATGCAAGATCATTTCAAGAAGAGTATGGATCTCTACAAACGTATGCTTGAAGATGGTATTGCAAAAGAGTGTGCTAGAAACGTACTCCCCATGTGTACACCAACCAGAATGTACATGACAGGAAATATTCGTAACTGGATTCATTATATTGAATTGCGTACTGGAAATGGTACGCAGAAAGAACATAAAGATATTGCTGACGCAATTAAAAAGATTTTTGTCTGTGAATTCCCTGTCATCGCTCGTGCTTTGGACTGGTGTAAGGACGAGTGTTTTTGTGAAGAAGAATACACAGACGTACAACCCTGCATCATGATCCGTCCATGAAATTCTTTACAGAAGAAGATTTTGAAGTAAACGATGATCTCTCCGTTGAATCTTGTGATTTCAACGGGGAATATTTTATTTTTGTGGATAATTTTTTTAAGTATCCAGACAGAGTAAGAGATTACGTTGCACAGAGTGGAATTAAAAGTAATCGTAATCAAAAACAACAACTATCTGCAAGTGTAGGAGATACATACCTGAATGGTAAGCAATTCTATGACGGTAAATTCTATGCTGAACGTTGTTCTGATCCTAAACCTGTAGAGTTAAATCTATATGAGTACATGGGGAGAATTCTTGACGTTAAGATGGATCCCGTGAGAATGTTCTCGTGGAGAGT